AGACTATACAGAACAAATTATTAATTCAACCACACACACCATACTTAACATTACCTCTCCATAACACAAAATAACGTGCCAGGAATACCCGGCACGTTATTACTCAATCAACAAATATGCATATAAACAACACGAGTAAATATGCAATAAACACACTAAGCATTACAGTATCGCTATCCTTCATATCTTAAAATCCCGTCCCAAGGGAAACTATAATAAGCACCCTTGCTAATTTCGTTTCCAGATTGGTCGCCGCTTTGACCGCCAGTAATACCGCCGAACTCATTGCAATGCGCACCGACGTTCATACCCTCACCAAGATATAGCTCAACATGTGCTCCCTGGTTTAACAATATATCTCCTCGTTGGCACTCACTTTGAGAATTGCCACTGCCAGGTATCCATTTAAAGCCAGCTGCTGTAAAGTCACTAACCATTGAACCTGTATACCCGCTATGTGTAGGCAGGTTAAAACCACCGCCTACACGGAACCCCTCGTAAATGAGAGAAGAGCAGTCGTAATCAGGCCCCCAACGATTACCCTGGTCATAACCATGGGAGCTATCGTCGGATATATCTAGTATCCACTTGATAGCGTCCTCGACACCTTGCCCGCCAGGGGCGGTAGAACCAGCACCGCTGTTCATGTTCGTAAGAGAAAGCTTCTCGAAAACAGTTGTCTTGCTCCATGAATGACGGCTTCGATTGAGAATGTAGACGTTATTCTCCCAGGTACCCTCTAGTTTAACCCGATAAAAATTAACATCATTGAAATATACATAACCATCATCGCCAATTGTACCAACATAAGCAACTTCATCACCGTTTCTTTTCTTCGCATTTACGATTCTGACTGTAGTCATATAACTCTCACTGTATCCTGTCCACCAGTTTCCGATATTGTCTGCTGAAACTACCTGACCCTTCCATTCTGGTTTGAAAGACGGCGTACCAGGGTTCGGGTGATTCGGGTACCATTGCGAGGTCTTCACAACGAATTCGATTACCGAGATGGAGTTGCCGTACAGATGACCCCATTTGCTGTAGTTGGAATCGCCAGACGATTTTATGTCTCCTACGATGGTGTGGAACGTCATACCGTTATCGAGATGGAAGTCGATGATATCCCCGACATTTCCCCACGCTTCCGTGCAAGCTATTACATATCTTTGGTCGATGATAGCGAAGCCCTCGCTATCATAGTTCTCGCCTGCTTCTTCACGCAGCTTGTACTGTTTCGAATCAGGGGCAGTTACAAGACTCCAGCCCATGTACGTGTACACGCATGTTAGATTTCCAAGGTCGGGGGTGATGGTAGCCATTAGAATCCCATCCTGACGATATCCCTGAACCAGTTATACAACCTCTGGTTCTCATAGTAAACACAGCCAAGTTCATAGGCTTGTTTCAATCCCTTTAGGTTGTAGCTGTTCTTTGCTCCCTTGAGCAATAGGGTGTTCGGCTGCTGCGTCTCGGTGGTGGTCGCATACACGAACCTGCATTGCCTGTCAACATCGTCGCTGATATGATACCAACCGTTGCGGTAGTCCTTCCACACTCCGATGCAATCGTCGTAATACAGCAACGTGAATTGATATTCCGATCTCTTGCTCTTCTTCTTGATGAAATGCTGACTGTCGGTCAGGAACTTGTTCTCGACGGCATACTTCTCGTAGTTGGTACCTTCCAGCATCTTGTAGAAGCGGGTGTTTTTCTTGGCTTCCACAAGGTCTTGCGGCGCGACAAGTTGCACGAGCGAATCGCCGCGTTTGTACACGTTGCCTTGATACGGAACATGCAGGTCGAAAAAATCGAAATACGGGTTGGACGAAGAGACGGCGTTTCCGAGGAACCAGCAGTAAACATCGTAGTCTCGGCTGCCAGGACGCGCCACCGTTTCGTAGAACTCGTTGAACGCGGTTACCTCGTCGGGAAGATACCTCTGCTGCGTGATAAGCTTGTTGATGATGAACTCGTCGAACACGATGGTTGTCACGTTGTCGAGAGCGTCCGACTTGAGCTTGCCCGCCGTGCTCAAAGCGCTTGCGTACCCGCAAATCTGCTTGTCGATATGAAGCACGTTCGCTTCCGCCCACAGCACATGTCCTTCGAATTCTTTCTGAACATGGTTGAACAAACGACCGTTCTTCTGGGTGGTGAGCTTCTTCAACTCCTCCTCCGAACGACGGAGGTATACGAAACGTTCGCCTGTTTTCAAGTAGCGCTCCACACACCACTTCAACATAGAATACGTCTTGCCACATCCACGGATGCCCAGCACGTAGTTGAACAGCGCGTTATGGCTTCTGGTCTTTTCAGGCTCGAAATACAATTTTCACTCCTGTAATAAAACGGCGCACCATCATCAAATGAAGCGGTGCGCCTGGTAAATGGGTGCTAACCGAGCGGGGCGTTACAGAGCGTGCATTTTCTCCCTAGGAAGCATGAACCGTATCAGGGTTTGCACCATGACTTCCAGATAACGTCTTACCGAACGGCGCATATTTATTATACTAATTCTTGCGAGTGATTTCAACGATGAAGTCATCGTTTTCAAGCACGCTCTTTTCAGGGTTTTCAACATTTTCAACATGTTTTCCACAATAGGCATTCCATGCGTCGACATCCCCGAAGAAACAGTTTACGTCGAGGTTTCCGTCGTAGCCCTTCACATATCCGTCGCTCGCATACTGCCAGCAGCATACGAGACCGTCCGTCTCGGGCACCTCTGGCAGGTCGTATCCAAGTCCAGGACGAACGACATCAGGATATTGCGCAATCCATCTGCCGCAGTTCTGCTCAACGCCGCCTTGGTTGAACCGCCAAGGGTTCGCGTAAATCCAGCACCATACACCTGTTTTCTGATGGAACCTCTGAACGAACGCGTTCACCCACTCTACGCTCTGGTCTTCCTCCCAGTCGAGCACGGGAATTCCCTTGCCGTGGTAACCGAGCGTGTTTTCATAGAAGTAGTCGGCTTCGGCGTGCGCTCCGTTGTCTCGGGCGTAATGGTAATACCCGAACAGAATTCCGCTCGATATGCACGATTGGATAACCCTGTCGCAGTCAGGGTTAACATAGCCTACCCCCTCCGTCGCTTTCGATATGACGAAATCGACGGGTAGTGAATCGACGGCTATGCCCTTCTGATGGCTAGAAACGTCGATTCCCCAAAGCATTACTCTACCTCTTCTTTTTCGAGCATACTCTTAATTCCATCGAGAGTAGCATCAATCTTAGTGAGAGTAATTGTAAGGTCTTTGATAGTCTTATCGTAGAGATAGAAAAGACCGCAGCAAGCGACAATAGGAAAACCCACGCTGCCGATGATAGACACGATAGTGTTGGCATCCATGAACAGACCTCCTATCTGTATGCCGAGCATTGAGATGCGATACGGCGTTCTCCCAGGTCGTAAGAGAACATGAGCCTGTATCCACCGCCGTTCACGTTGTCAGCGCCGAGACGAAAGACCTTGAGCGTATTCATATCCTCGTCGAATTCGCAAAGATTGCAGCAGGTTCGCGAGGTATACGCACCCGAGTTCCTCGACACGTCGTTGAACTTGTCGATTTTAACAGAGCCGACCATCACGATAGGGTAGCCCTTTTCGGTGATTACACCGTCGGCGTGCTCGTGACCGACGAACCACCCGATTACGTTCAGCCCGCTTCGGTAGTAGCTGTCAACCGTGTCGAACAGCGGTTCAATCGCGGGATATACGCTCGTGTCGGAAATTCCTATTCCGTACTTGTCGAAATACCCGCGCGAAGTGAATGTGCAGCCAGTAACCCACGTGCGATGGTCTGCATAATGCGAGAACACCGCGACGTTCATCTTCCTGTCGAACGCATCCTTGAGAATCCTGTTGGCGAATTCCAGCTGCTTGGTGTTCTCAACACCGCGAGCGCACGAGTTGAAGCCGATGAATCGAACGTTGCCAATGTCTTTATACCACCAGCTTTCGTTCACGCCGATTGTGATTCCGAGAGCTTCTTTGAACGGTGCGAAGAACTTCTGGTAAAGCTGCTGCGCGGTAGGCTGTATTTCCCAGTGGTAACCCTCGGGGTCTGTAGCACTCTTAAGAATGGTGTCGTGGTTGCCAGGCGTGAAGCAGTAGTTCTGCATCTGCGCATATGAAATATCGCCTTCGAAGTAGTCGTATACCAAATCGCCCGTGTGAACGGCAATATCGAAACCGCCACCTTTGATTAGATTCACCACGTCCAGGGTCGGCGTTACGTCTTCATGGGTGTCTGAAAAGTGAAGAAACCTCATTACGCCACCGTTCCGTTCTGACCTGCATACGCCGCGTAGAGGTCTCCCGCGAGAGCCGCACCTTGCGGAGAGCCGGCATACTGAACATAGGGGCCTGTGTTGACGAACATTTCTCCTTCGCTTCCGCTCGTGTTAAGACCGATAGCGCGGTTCGTGTTCACACCGATGCCAGTCCAGCTCTTGAATTCGCTAGACGAATCCCATTTGATAGCAACGCCCGAGCCGTCTTTTGCTCGAATCTGCACATACGACGGCAGATAGCAGCGAGGGGTGCCTGATATATAGGTCAGGTTATTGGCTTTGCCGCTGAATGTGGTGACTACCAGAAGTCCGATTTCCACGAAATAGAAACCTTCGAGGTTGACACCGCTGGGAACAACCATTCCGTCGTTGTCGGCGTTTTCCTCGTATGTGGAGAACCTCTTGATGGTCATGCCCTTGAGGATTGCGTTCATCGCGGTCGAGTCGAGCTTGGTCGCGGTCACCGCGCCGTCCTTGATATCCGCGGTTCCGACGGGGAGTCGAGCCGAAACAGCGTCTGCTTTCGCAACCGCACCCTCTGCTGCGGTCTTGGCTTCCTGCGCAGCCGTGGCTGCGTTCGCGGAGTTTTCAAGGGCGGTGGCGATTTGCAAATCCTGCTGAGTGTTCTTCGTGTTGCCCTCGGATAGCTTGCCGTCTATTTTCAGCATTGCGTTGTTGATATCCCCGAGCCACGTGGGCTTGTCCGACGGCAGGAACTGCGGAAGCTCCGCATACGGGGTTTTGTTGGTAGATGGCATTTTCTCTCCTTATCAATACTTGTAATTCGGGTAGGGAAGAGCCGTGTAATCGTACGATACGGCTGAATACACGTCGAACTCATAGGCTCGAATCTCCATCTCGTCGTACGCTTGAGCCGTGTATTCCTTCTCATCGACCAGATAAGCCGCCAAAGCCCAATACCGCAGGTAGTCGTACATGCGGTCTAACTCTGGTTGGAGCTTTACCCAACCGCCTACCGTGTTCGAAAGAACGGTCACTTTGCCGAGAGCCGAGTTGGCGATAACGTCGAGAAGGTAGTTCTTGAGGTCTTCATCCTTCATGTCGGAATATTCCCGCAAGGCATCGTCCTGTGCGTCCACGTATTCAGCCAGGTCTTTTATGCTCTGCTTAATCTGCTCTACTGTTGCGTAATCGCCGACAAGCTCGATGACCTCGTTGAGCTTGGAAGTGACCTTGCAGAGCACTTCGTAGTAGCTCAACTCGTCCGTGTAGACGGCTGGAAGAACCCTGTTGCACACGGGTCGGAGAAGGTCTATTCGCATCTCGTATGCCATGTAATCACCCCCTCTCACAGATAGTATCTGTCGATGACGTAGAACGCCCTGCCGTTAAGGCGGTGCATCGCTCCAGGAATGCCCGTCACATTTCCGTCAGGATTCACCGTCACGACCGTTTCAGGGGTGTTCCCCGCTTCCAAATCCAATGATACATTCTCCATAACAGGAATGTCAACGTCTCTAAGAATCGGAACCTCCACATCGGAGGTCGAATACCCGTCGTATTGGGTCGCTGTCATTCCCGTCGAAGCCTTTCCAGGGTTGTTGATTTTAACAGAACCCGTTTTAGACGCGCCTTTCACGGTGCCTACCTGCCTGGACACCGTGACGAGGGTGCTTCTAGACGCGGTCTTCTCCACGACGCACGCGAACCTGACGGGGTTCTTCGGGCGGCACTGCTCGGGAAGCGTCATAATCAGCCCGTCGGAATCCGCCGTCAAATCCTGCATAAGGCACACCTCGTTCATGGCTGTGAGCATGACGGGAGTCTTCCCTCCGTCGGGAAGGGTCGCTTCGAACCTTCCCAGGAACGTCTTGAAGAAATTCGGGTTGCCCAGGTCTGCGTTCGGCATCTAAAACACCCCCATGAAGCACTCTTTAAGCTCCCTGTCTTCTACCACCATTCTGTCTATGTTCAGGATGTTCTCCCTGCACAGCTTCAGCAGTTCTGAAGGGGGTCGCTTGTACCCTTCCTCGGTCTTGCCGTAGCGGTTCTTGTAGTCGCTCTCGCCGCTGCCTTCGGCGGTGCTCGAAGACGATGCCGAAGAGGACGAATCGGAATCGTTAATCGTGACGGTTGTCGCGTACTCCATGTTCTCTATCTGGGCGGGAACCATCTCGCTCTGCGGCGTGTCTGAGAAGACGTTCGTCGAGTGGTCGTTGCTCGAATCGGACGATTGCGCGGAACCCCTCGTCTCGCTGGAATTGCGGGAATCTCCGCTCGAATCTCCCTTCTCCACCATCTTCCAGTCCGTCAGCGGGTCTAGCTCCTCGAACTTCTCGACGGACTTGTACAGCTGGTTGTAATAGGGCATGATTGAGTGCATAGTCTCGCGCACGAACCATGCGAACCTGCCGACGGTCTCCGCTCCAATCTCACGCGTCCAGTACCGCCTGATAATCATGGAGTTCAGCTCTGAACGGTGCGTCTCGTCGTAAATCGGATAGTCGGCGAGACCGAGCGTCAGCCAGACGTGCTGCCAGTTCTTCTCGGTGCATTCCATGCCCAGGTCTTCCAGCTTCTGCTCTACCACCCATCGAAGCTGCGTGGTGTACCCGCTCATTTTCCCTCTCTTCCGCACAGAATGCGGGCGTAATGCCCGCACTTCGTCATGTCCTTCTCGAACGGCTCTCCTGGCTTGCGCCCCGCACGCCTGGAATACTTCACGATGTTTCCGACGATGAAAGCGTCGATGCCCTCAAGACCCTCCGTGGCTATGGCGATGGCTTCCAGGCACGAATGCCCGTCCATCTCGTAGTAATCCATATCTACCTCCTTTTCAGAGCGTTCTTGACGGCTTTCCACAGACCACCTTCGTAGCCGCTGTTTCCCGACGCTTCGATTCCCGCGCTTTCCATGCCGTCTACGGGGACTTTGCCCTCCTTGTCGGTGCGGATGTACATGCCGCTGCGGAACTCCACGTCTATGTCCAGCCCGAACAGCTCGTTGACCTCTTCGCAGAACTGCTTTCGGCAGTTAAGGCGGGTGAAACGCTGCGCTTCCACGTCGCCCATGTTCCCGAGAACCTCGTCGGTGACCATGCGCTCCTTCTTGTCGGTGTTGGTGTTCTCGATGCCTAGGAATGTGAGGGCTTCGTTCCATATCTGATGTTTGACAACCTGCAAATCATGCGCAACGAACGGGGAGGACGTGTCCAGCACCTCCACGCCCGACAGGTCGAGGTCTTTGTCAGCCCAGACGGTCGGCATGAAGCCGTCCACCTGCGCGAACAGGTTCTTCATCGTTAACCGCTGCTTCTCGCTGCACTTCACGATGCGCGGTGTCTTCTGCTGCTCTATGTTCACGTCGATGCACCGTTCCAGCCTCCACAGACGCTTGGCGTACAAATCGAGCGTCCAGAACGTCGGCGTTCCGAGGTTGTCGTTGAAGCATATCACGCTGTTGGTCGAATCGAACTCCATGGATGTGTGCTTCGAATTGCCCGAATACGCCATGCGCTTCTCGGGGATGTTGTATATGTCGAACTGCCCCGAGAACGTCATCTGCATCATGGCGTACCCTTCGGGGCTGCGCTGCATAGGGTCTGCCTTGATTCCCTCGTCGTACACGAACAGAGCCATTCCGTTGGCGAGCAGGAACCTCTCGATAATCCGCTCGTTGATGCCCTCGGGCAGATTCTTCCATTCGAAGACCGAAACGGCGAGGTCGTACAGCCGCCACATGTAGGACAGATACGTGGCATCGTTCAGAAAGTCGTTCTCCCGCTGCACCGCGTTGCCTTTCAGACCAGGCGGAATGCTTCCGTCGGGCATCCTGAACCCCGTGAATATCTCCGTTTTTCCCATAATCCCTCCTTACACGATGGAATTGTCGAGCGCATAGTTGCCGACGTCGGGCGTGTGCCAGAACGTGATGCCGCCGTCGAGCATCGAGTTGAACGCCGAAAGCACGTTCGGCGGAACCTTTCCGCGCACGTTGCACGCGTTCGTCTTCACGTAGTTCCACGACTTTCGCCCCGTGAGGTTCGGCTTCTTCGTCTCGGATACCAGATACCCGTACGTCGAGAAGAAATCGTCAACCTGTTTGGCAATCTCCGCTCGGCATGTGTACTTGCGGGCGACGAGCCCGTATGTCCCCGTGTTGACTAGGACTGCCGACGAGTTGGTTCCGCCGCGTTGGGTGTTCGGGGTGCGCTGAAGCCTCGAAAGCTCCGCCTGAACCTTGTATTGGCTCATGGCGGTGTTGACGATGCCCGTGCCGATGTCCGCGCTGAAAATCTGCCCTATCGACTGGACAAGCGATTCTACGGGCTTCCCCTGCGTGAGCGTGTTGAAATCATAAGGAACATCCGTGAACTCTATACCCTGCGAAGCAAGCGGCGATGGGGCGTAAGAGTCGCCGCCCGACTTGTAGACGGGCAACGACGCGGTGCCTGCCATCCTATGGCTTCCTTCGATATTAGCCCACGACTGGTAGACCCAGTTGCATGTAGGGTACGGCGGCAGAGTCACGACACCTTCGTAGAACCACTCCGCCCCGTTGTAATCTCGCGGGTAATACACGGTACGGCTGTTAACGTCGGTGCCGCCCGTTCTCGTGAGCAACAGGGTCGCGCCAGGCTGGGGCATGAACTCCATTCGAAGCTGCTGCACCTGCCCGGCCATGTTTGATATCTCAACATATTCGAACGGATAGCAGTAGAGCTTTTTGTTCTTCGGCGTGTATCCGTCGAGAGTCGTATACCCCATGCTCCACTCAAGCGTCTCCTCGCGCGTCGGTTTCGAAGCGTCGACCCATGCGCCGCCCACGCCGTTCTCCTTCGAAGACACTCCTGGCACTATCTCGGCTGGAACCATGTACACGGCGGACACCGCGTCCTGCTGCCCGTTGTCCGACAGCATATTCATGAAACGCTTGAACTCGCCCATCTGCGTAACGGGGTCGAAGACGGTGACGCTCGTGCCAGACGGAAGCTTCTGATAGTTGTCGCCCGCGACGTTGACATAGGTTCCGTCGTTAAGCGGCTCGGCGGCGGATGCCACCGCCAGCCACAGCGTGAGGTAGTCGTACACGGAATATTGAACCTTCATCTCGCCGACGGAGAAGCCCTCGTCTCGGATGTGCGCCCCGATGGAATCGTCGTTGACGTGCTCGCGCTCCACGTTGCACGCGGGAACCTCGCAATCGGGGAACCACGTCTGGAATATGTCGAGCTTGAGGTAGAGTCGGGAGCTGTTCTCGCTCACGTACTCGATATCGGCGATGAACGAGTAGAACCACCTGTTGCCGTAGTTGGCGTTTTTGAACATGCAGTAGTTGTACCCGTACAGCTCCTCGGCGTTGAACGGAACCACCACGGCGTTCTGAAGCCGCTGATAGGTGTAGTCGTTTCGCCGAAGCTCGTTCGGACAGCATGAGAGGAAATACGATTCCTGCTGCTGCCTGTCGGGGATGTAGTAGACGTGCCGATACGAGGAATCGAACGGCACGGTGCCTATGTAAATGCTCGTGCTAGGCTGGAATGCCATGTCTCGCATCCTTTCGAAGACGGAGGGCATCCTAAGATGCCCTCTACCGTTGCTAACCCTTGTTGACGGTGACGGTGCATTGACCGCTCATTTTCGGGTTGGCGATGCTCACAGCCTTCACGACCACGGTCGCCGCCTTCTCGTCCTTGGCGATGTGAACCTTGCCATCGTCGGTGACGTAGGTGCCAGTGGACTGGTTGCCAGTCAGCGACCATTCGACGCTCTTGCTCACAACGCCCGTGCGGGACACCGTGGCGGAAAGCTCGATATCCGCGCCAGGCGGCAGAGTCGCAGCCGTAGGGGAAACGGCAACGCCCGTGACGGAGCCAGCCGTCACGGTGTAGACGGCGGCTTGGGCGAACGGGGAGATGGAGAACGTCTTCCACACGTGGTAGTTGTAGTTCCAATACAGACCGCGTCCGTTGTAATTCTCGGTCATCTTCTCGAAGTTGTCCCAGACCTGCCAGAAGTCGATGGAGGTCATGACTGCGGGGATTCCCGCGAGGGTGGTCTTCTCCTCTTCCGTCCAGGGCTTGTAGGACGGGTCTTTCTCGCCGTTCTCGTCCGTGAAGAGCAGGTCGAGACGCGCCCAGTCCATGTTGACGAAGGAATCGACGTTGATGACGTGGCCCATCAGCTCCGCCTTGTCCATGTTGAACGCTGCGGCGAGGACGTTCATGTTCATCACGGCTCGGAACTTGGTGGTGGTGATAAGATACTGCTCGCTCTGCGGGGTGTGGGTGGTCACGCCGGCGATGTTGAACGCGTTGCTCTGATACTCCAGATTCATGGAGGTCTCGTTGAAGACGGTGGCGATATCGGACGCGTTCTCCTTGCTCATGGCGGGAACGACCACGGGCGCGATATCGCCGTTGAGGATGGCGCGGGCGAGCATGTACTTGAGCACGAGGTATTCGTCGGTCTGCGCCGCCGCGAACACGGACTCCACGATTCGGGCGATGAGGTCGGTCACGCCCTGCCAGGACAGGAACGCCTGACGGAGCTGGTCATCGGAGATGGTGACGGGATAGTACTTCTGGAAGTTCATCGTGTGGAACACGGCGCGAACGTCGGGGATGTGTCGCTTGAAGACCTCCCGCTCCGCCGTGCTAGGGGAGAACTGGAAGGGCTTCGCCAGGTTGACGAAGATTTCCTCGACCGTCTCGCCGAACTCTAGGCGACCTTTCTTGAACACCGCCCAAGGGTTCGTGTACATCTTCGAAGAGATGGTGACGAATGCGATTCGGTTGACCAGGGCGTTCACGAAGGCGTTCGCCGCAGGCGTGAAGTTGGTCACGTAATCTCCGATTGCATGGATGGTCTCGGTGGTTCCCGAGATGTTGACGGAGCCATCGTCGGCTTTCTGGATGATTCCGCGTTCGACCAGCGGGGATGCAAGCTCGGGAGTCTCCTCCATGATGGCTTGCATCACGCCTACGGGGTCTAGCTTCGCCTTGGCGGGTTTGACGCTTGGCTTTACGGGCATGTCTTTTCCTCCTTAGTCCCAGAGAGCCGCGTAACCGAGCGGCTTGCTCTCTTCCTTGACTTCCTTATTATACATGGCGTTTATCGATTTTTCATCCGTAGCGCCTTCATTACCGTCGAAAAACCTATCTGCGTAACGCTGCTTCCACTCGTCGCGCTCTTTCTGATAAGCGTCCCTCTCGGAAACCGTCTGCTCGAACGCCTCCATGTCGGAATCGAGCTTCTCGACCTCCGCATCGAATGCCGATGAAAGCTCAAGACGCTTCTCGGAATCCTCCTCCATGGATATCTCTTTGAGCATTTCTGCGAATCTTCCCATTTCAATCTCCTATTCCCTGATGGTGAACGCATCGTCCACGAGTATTATACCGCCTTTGACATCCTTCGGCTTGAGCTTGCCCTCGAACGAGCTTCCAGGCTCGAAGTTCTCCATCGTCACGTTCTCATGGCACTTGACGGGCATCCCCGCGCAATGGACGGTCAGCTCCCCGTTCTCTTCGAAGCAATAGGTCTTCGCCCTGATTGCCTTGAACCTGTCGAACGAATGCTCCTGCTTCCATGCTCCCAGCTCGAAAGCGTCCACGAGCATGTCCTTCGGCGGCTCGTCCCCGAGCAGGTAGACGGAATCTGTGTCGCAATAGAGCCACCTATCGTAGTTAGCCTGGGCTGCACGTACGGTGAAACGGCGTGCATAGCTCGTGATGAAAGCCCCTGCGGGAAGATACTGCGGCTCCTTCTCCTCGGGTTCCGTCAGAGCGTACTTCACGATGCCGTCTTCAAGGTACGGCATTCTCGACTGCTTCACGGGGTTCGTCGCGAGCTTCCCGTACAGGCTGTTGAGTTGGAGCTTGGCGATCGTGCGCATGCCCTGGTTCCCCTCCTTGCCAGCCTTTATCTTCACTTCCGTCCACTTGCTCACGTACTCCTTGAAAAGCACCGTTGAGCCTTTGAACTTGTATCCTCGGAGATACCGTATGTCCCACACGTCGTACTGCTCGAAGAGCATGCCCAAATCGACGCTCGTCAGGCAAAGCGTCTGCAATCCCTTGGAATCGGAGATGTATTCCGTCTCGGCGAACATCATGTTGCCCTTGAGCTGAAGACACGGGATATGCCCGTCCTTCACTGTGAAGTCGGCTTCCACATACTGTATATAAAGCGGGTATTCTGAATCGTGGACGTATTCACCCTCGAAATACACGGGTTCTCCGAACGGAAGAACCTCCCCGTGTGATGCCGCCATCACGGAAGGATACAGGCTGTTCACATCGAAAGAGATTCCATTTCCCAACTCTTTTCCAGCGAACTTCGGGTTCACCGCCGTGAACCCGCCCTTGTAACACCCTCCGTCTCGGAGGTCTTTGTCATAGTCTGGGACGGGGAACCAGTCGCGAAAACGTTTCGAACCGCCTATCATGCGCTTGTAGTCGGCGAATGCATTGGACCCAGCCGTCATCTTGCGCATCCCCTCGCCGAGCATTATCCCCATAGCCTTGGCGGCGATTATCACGTCATGCGATATATACTCCCTCTCGTGCTCCGTCAGCTCATGCCCTACCTCTCTGTATGCGACATAATCCATATCGAGCTTCTCCACGTCCAGACCGAAAGCTTTCGGAATAGCCGATATAGGCAGCGGTATGACCTTCAGAGAATCCAAGAACTCCACGCTTCTGCTCTCGTCGAAGAACAGCCGCACCGAATACCATTGGTTCATGTCGGAAATAAGCGTGGAGAACGTCCGAACAGTTCTCTCCGTCTCCGTCGGAATCCAACGCCAACCGTCGGATAGAATCCTATGCAGGATGAACTTTCCGTCGAACTTGAGGTTGTGGAAGTACACCTTGCAGCCGCAATGCACGCGGCACCATTCGAGGAACGTCCCTATGTCGTTTCCAAACTGCATATCCGATTCGTCGCCTATTCGGCATGTAGCCCACGCCCATACGCGGCAATCGTCCTCAAGGACGGTGGTTTCAAAGTCCGCCGTGTAGGAAGGCATGTCATCTTCATCCTCTTCTTCGAAATCCCAGACCAGGCGGTCAAGCTGCATTTCCTCAATCATTCTTCCGACCTTCTAGAGACAGCCAGTAATCGGTAAGGACATCCATCTTCATATCTCTCTCATACGGGTCGTAGATGAATTCCAACGCAGGCGAGTCCTCAAGCCATTCGTCCATGTCGGGAAGCCCCGATTCTATGCCGTTCCGAATGATTTCCTTGATTCTCGACACGGCTTCGTCATACTCGGCGAATCCGCCGAATACTTTTTCCAACGAAGTAATGTAGTTCTCGAAGTACCTCTCGGCACGCTCCCTGCTCGACTTGGCAAGCTCTATCGTCTGCGTCTCGATGAACCTTCTAAGACCTTTCTCGGAAAGCTCGGAGGATTTACGCCTGTCAGGCTCCAGGCGGGCGTTCTTGTAAGAACCTAGGGTGTATTTCCTTTTCGTCTCCTTGAGCTTGCGTGCCTCGGCGGCTTTTCTGCGCTCGCGCACCGATTTCAGGATGGCGAACTCCTTGCGCTCCCATTTCGTGACGATTCCGCCGCCCTCCTGACGCACAGGCTCCAAAGCACCTGATGCTGACGCTCTCTTGAGCCTGTTGACCGTGTTCTTGAGGGCGCGGGCGGTGGTGATGCCCGCCTTGAGAGAATGATAGTCAACCTCGGAAGGTAGGTAGACCGATGCGTTGGGGTCTGCCGCCTTGGCTTTCCTCACCGCGTTGTTGTATGAGCGAACAGCTCCTGCTAAACGTCTCCACTGACTTTCAGTCCACTTAATCTTATATTCTCTGCGTTTCGCCATACCTTTTCACCGTCGCTAACGTAGAACCCGCGTGTTTCCACCTGCATGTAAAGCTGCAACTCCGCTAGTATCTCCATATCCACGTCGATATGGAATCTCCTCGACATGGAATCGTTGAGCCACGACTTCCTGGAATCAACGTTGTCTTTGAATTTGCGAAGATGCGTTCCGCTTGAAAATCTGTATTCGAAAAACGGGGTCGTGCAGACGAACGGAGAGTTCTCAAGGTCGTAGCATATGCCGTTCTTAGTAAGCATAGCGGCGGTGCTTCGACGCGACTGGCAGCATACAAGAGTTTATGTAGAGGTATAGGCCTTTCTCTCCGTCGGCGTAATCGTCCACGAATTCGCCCATCATATCAATATCGTCCACTTCGACAGGGTACTTGTCTGATTTCGTGAACAGGTATTCGAATCGACCGCCTTCATGCACATTAACGACGCTCACACCCTGGGGGACTGTTTCAAACCCCCACTCATCCTTGCGCAGCACGCGGAAGGACGCGGCATCGACAAATGCTAGAAGCAAATCCTTATCCGCTCGGGTCATCATGTCTTCACACTTTCGCATTTCATCGCCTTTCAGGAAGCAAGCGGCGTAAATGCACGCCGCTTGCTGCATAATCTAGAGCTGCACGCTCATGGTGAGCATGGAGCCGTTCTTCACCTTCTCCTGCTTCACCACGACGGGGATAGGCTCGTCCCAGGTGGGTTCGCCGAAGGTTGCGATAAGCTTCTTGAGGGAAGAGAACATTCCCACGGACACGCATTCGTACGCTTCGCCGTCCACGTCGATAAGGACGATGCGCGGGGCTTTCTCGTATTCGCCCGTCTCCTCATTGCAGAGTTCGAGGGTTTCAGCGTAGATATCCTTGAGCAGGATTGTCTTGTTGATGAAATCGTTAACCTTGTGCTGAGGGTTGTTCGCCGCATTGAACACGAGCGCCTTCTCCGCCATGGTTTCCGCCTTGACGGAGCAGAAAGCCGCAAGCTTGGTACCTTCCAGCTCTCGCACGTCGTAATTGCGGATGCCGTCGGCGATGTCTGCATTGGACACGATTATTTCGTTGGACATGGTATTGCCTTTCTCTGTCGTTATTCGGTTTCGAGGACGGAAGCCGCCGCGATGAACTCCTCAAGCGGCATCGCATAGACGATTCGACCCATCTGCACCCATTTCACGGTGCAGCCGCGCGGCATGGACTTTCCAGCAGCTTTAGCAAGAGCCGCACGAGCCTTGCCCATGGTCATGCTTGTATCGACGGCTTCAGTCTCGCAAATGATATTTACAACCATCTTGCCATCGTTTTCCACAACGTCGTACGCCCTCACGTCGTAAACGTTCATAGTTCGGGTGATATTAGCCATTTTTTCCTCCTATCGGTAACACCCAACGTATCCATTATACGCCCGATAAGTCGGTATTTATCGGGCGTATAACTTTTCATAAAGTCTTCACAGACCAAGCAGGAAGACGAGTATCAACGTTCCCGTCGCCATCCACGCGGCGAACCGCATGAACCCTAGGAAAGTCGCTTTCCGCACGTATCGGGCAAGCTCGGGCAAGTCCAGCGCGTCGGCTACAATTTTCAAATCCTCTTTCATCACATATGCCCTTCAAACTCATATCGGACGATAGAATCAATCTCGGCGTTTTGTCGAACTCGCACGCCGAACTTTCGCTTTATCGCGCGGTATGCATCATCGATGTTCGCATTTGAGCCCTTTCGATGAAACGATACGTACATAACCGTACCTATTGGTTGTTCGCCACAATGAAATGTACACATATATTGCCGTAGTTTTCGCATGATGCATTCCTCCTAGTATATCTGCTCAAGTTGATTCGAAATATAGCGAAGCAGCTCGCGCGCTCCCGTTATACGGGTTGCCTTCAACTTTTCATCTATTACCTCGATAATGTTCTGGGCAATATCTCGGTTGTGCTCAAGCGATAATTCATAGCATCGCAAATCGCTGTCTATCTCCTCTTTCGCGGCTTGCACGTTCTCGGCTGAATTTAAGATTGCACCTATCGCGTCGCAATCGTATCGATCGATCCCCGCCGCGTCTAGGAAGTCTATTATAAGCTTATCGCTTTCGCCATTTTCTCAAGCATTCCAGTTGTCAACATTAGAATTCTCCCTCCATAAAGCAGAACTTGAACACTTTATCGAATTCATTATTGAATATCCGCACGTGAACCACTATAGCTTCAGATTCACGAATAGTTGTGGTAACGTTGTATCCGCATATTTCTAAAGCTAATTCAACGCCTAGCGCCTGATATAATTCAAACGTGCTATCAGGATGATTATAATGATAGCATCTAAGCGCGGCTATCTCATATGCCATGTTTTCAATTTCTTCGTATTTCATTAGCTGCACCTTTCTTGAATTTTTTCGGTTAACACCCATTGCAGCGCACGCACGTTTTCACATGTGCGCTGCATGGAGGTTAACGGTAATTAAACGTATAAATAAACCGTTCATCCTCGATAAATACAGTAACGATTATTTCGTCATTGCTGAGAATTGAACATACTGTATGAAAGATATGACTATCGTCTAAAATAGAACGAATAGTTTCATACCTAACTTTCCAGTCATGATAATGACTTGAGACATGCGACGCCATAAAATTAGCATACGCCAACTCATACGCAACCAGTTCAGTATTCAGTTTCATCTCAAACCTCCCTTTCTTTCGATGAACTTATTATAATAC